AATGCTGCTGCAAGAACAACTTGTGTAAAGCCAAGTGGAAATGCATCAGTGTTATTACAAACTGCTTCAGGTATACACGCTGAACATTCTGATATGTATATTAGAAATGTTCAAATGAATAAAGAATCTGAAATAACACAAGCAATTATGAAGACTAATCCATACATGGTTGAAGAATCAGTTTGGTCTGCAGGTGGAACAGACGTTGTTGTTTCATTTCCTATTTTACCTAATAAAGGTTCAATGTATAAAGATGACTTATTAGGAATAAAACATTTAGAACTTGTAAAGAAAGCTCAGAAACATTGGGTTGAAGCAGGAACTAATGAAGATCTTTGTGCAGACAAAGGTATAAGACATAACGTATCAAATACTATTATTGTCGATAATTGGGATGAAGTTGAAAAATATGTTTTTGAAAACAGACATTCATTTGCAGGAATATCTTTCTTAGCAATGTCTGGAGACAAAGATTATAATCAAGCACCTAATACTGCAGTTATTACAGCACATAAGATGGTTAAGAAATATGGTAATGCAGCAGTTTTTGCTTCAGGAATGGTAGTTGATGCTCTTAAATGTTTTAATAACTTATGGGATGCATGCGCAACAGCAAAAGGTTTTGGTGATGACATATCACTTGAGTCTTCAGAAAATGCTCTTAAAAATGACTGGATAAGAAGATTCAATAAGTTTGCAGATAACTATCTAGGATCTGATGCCGTTTTAGCAGAACATTGTTTGAAAGATGCTTACTTATTACATAAGTGGAATAAAATACAATCTACACTTAAAACTATAGATTGGAAAGAAGATATAACAGAAAAGAAATATACTGATGTTGATACACTCGCTGCAGCCGCATGCGCAGGTGGCGCCTGTGAAATTGACTTCTAATATTATTTCACCTTGTGTTAAAATATGTAAAGTCGAGAATAATACATGTTTAGGATGTGGAAGAACTACTCAAGAAATTGCAGAGTGGTTCAAAGCATCTGACAAAAGAAAGAGAGAGATCATTGAAGGATTACGAAATAGAATGCGAAGAGTGTGATGAAACAACATATGTAGCATCATACGAAAAACCTATTTTTTGTCCAATATGTGGAAGAAGAGTAGAAGCAGAAGAAGTCGAAAAATAAATGTGGCTTTTTGATAATGAAGAATTCACAATAACACCAGAAGAGTACCAAGGTTTTGTTTACGTCATCACAGAGTTGGATACAGGCAAGAAGTACATTGGAAAGAAAAACTTCTGGAAACCTAAAACTTTACCCATCACTAAAACACGTAAGAGAAGAGTACGAACGCGTGTCGAATCTGATTGGAGAGAATATTATGGTTCGTCCAATGAAGTACGCAAGCTTGTGGAAGAATTTGGATCTGACCGATTTACCAGAGAAATATTAAAACTCTGTAAGACAAAAGGTGAAATGTCTTATTATGAAGCAAAGCTTCAATTCGATAATAATGTGTTATTTAGAGATGACTACTACAACAATTTTATAGGTTGTAGAATCCATGCAAAACATTTAACAAGTTAACAACAAACTTGTGTACAATCCCGTTTATTTATGGTATAATTATACTATAATTTAAGGAGGAATGTATGTCCAAGCAATCTAATGTTCTAAGTTTTCAAAAAGCAGTCAAGCAAAAATTTAACAATGAAAAAGAAGTTATTTTCACACTAGATGATGAAAGCGATGAATCAACAGAATTTGTTTTTGAAATGGAGGTTGATAATGACAACGAAGACTTATAATGAAGTTGATCTTTTAAAAAAACAAATAGCAGAAGAAGTTAAAGAAAAATATTCTTTATATAAAAGAATTAAAGAGTTGACTGAAGAACTTGAAGAAGCTAAGAATAAAAATATATTTAATTGGAAAGATAGTTAATATGTTAATCACTTTTTTTAAAATAAGTGCATTTTTTCCTTTACAAAGGCAAAAAAATAGTGTATAATATTATTATAAAATTAAAAAGGGAGTTTAATAATGACATAGCGAAAGTAACCGACAAGGCGTACCGATGGAGAAGTTGCATTAGGCAGAAGCAGAAGGGCGTCGGGGTTTACAGGTGTGGCACTACCCAGGGAACCAGAGTCGGAGTATAAAACGTTCCCCTTATCTTCCGCGGAGGGGTATACCTATGGAAGATAAGGATGTGTTAGAGAGCCCCTCCAACGAATTTTAACTAATTGGAAAGAGAGCAAATGCCGAGTCCATCAGAGATACAATCAATGCTTCCACTATTTTTTCAACTCCTCTTCTTCGCAGTAGCTGGAGCATTGATTGTAGGCGTATTCTTTTCTATAGTTGGCTGGTTCTTTCGTAACGCAATACTTATTATGATTATTGTAGCATTGATATTTGCAGTCAACTATGGCTATATTGATTTAACTAAATTATTTGGAGCAGTACAAAATGACAATGCATCTATTACCAGCTTACTACAATAATAATAGTACAAAAAAGAAAAAGCCTTTTCGTAAACCAGGTTGGGTTAAAGCTCAAGCAGAACATGATAAATGGTTATTGGATCGCGGTGTACATCCTAGTCAACTTAAAAATAAATCTAAAAATTCAGGAATCAAAGCTCCTAATTATAAAGAGCTTTCACGGTCTCTACCAACAAGTAATAAAGTAGGTAAAATTGTTGGTAAGTCTAAATCTAATGCATACACTGGCACATTCATTACTGGTATTGCCACTATGCATAAATCAAACATGGTACCAGTAAACAAGAATGCTGATGCAAAAGAATATTCAACTATGAGACGAAATTAAATGAAAAAAAGTGAAATTAACTGTGTACATTTACTAAAAAATGACTTATAATAGTATTATAAAATTAAAAAGGGAGTTTATATTATGGCTAATTACGATACAATTATTAAACAAATAGAGTCATTAAATCACGGTCAAAAACTTTTATTCGCTGAAAGACTAGTTAGTAAAAATGAAACACTAGCTTCTACTTTATCTAATTACATTGACGTCACAATGATGGATAAAGCTTTTCTAGAAAATGAAAAGAAAGTTCAAAAGGCTATAGCATAATGAAAAATCCTATAGCTAAATATTTAATGTGTGCATACGCTTATTATCAACTCGATAAGAATTTAATAACTGATACTGAATTTGATCAATTAGCAAAAGATATTCTTGCAAACTATGATAACATTGAGCATATGCATAAGCATTTAGTTACTAAAAAAGATTTAGACGCTGGCACATATCTTGGTGAATATCCAAATATTGTTATCGGCGCAACATTAGATTATATCAAAACTAATAACATATAAATGGGAGTTTAATATGGGATTGACAGCACTTAAAGGTAAAAAATTAAAAAAGAAAACAGTAAGATCTAGATCTAGAACCGGACTTGCTGGTGTTCCAATCGAAAAAGGTTTTAACGCAGTAAAAGATTATTTTCATCTTGAAGTTGATAGAAAAGATTGTGTAAGTCAAGTCAAAACTTGGGTTAAGAAAAACTTTCCTGATGCATCTAAGTATATTTTAGCAAATCCGGAATATAAATTTACAATGACACACCATGCGGCTACAGCTTTTTGGTACAATAATGATTTACATAAGAATAATGATTCAAATAAAGCTGCTGATTTCTTAAATCACTTATTTGATAAGATGATACCTTTAATTGAAGAAGGTAAAGTTTTATACGAAGAAAAAAGAATGTCTAATAAAGATGAAAATAACGTTATTACTTTATCGATACAAGAAAAATTAACACGTAAGATTAACAATACAATAGTACAAGAGTTACTTGAACTAGAAGACAAGTGGATCGAAGGTGAAGATGCCACGCTTAACATATACGATAGATTCAAGTACCACGGCTTAACAAACACTGCCATAAGTCATGTTAAGCCAATGATTGAGGGCTGGCTTCTTGATTATGAAGACGCATATCATAAGAGATGCGACCAAGCTGTCGAAGGTTACTCCCACCTTAAACGGTCAGTCCTCAATCAAAGAATTAAAATATGTCAAACAATGCTTGAAGATCTTGAAAGAATAAGATCAGCAACTAAAGCTTCTCGTACAATTAAAATTAAGAAACCGAAAGCTGCAGATAAACAAGTTGCTAAAGTTCAATATAAGAAAGAAGATAATGACTTTAAAATCGTATCTATTCATCCTATTCAAGTTATTGGCAAAAATAGACTGTATACGTTTAACTGTAAATACAAAGTCATTACAGAATATCTTACAGATAGTCCAATTGGATTTATTATATCTGGTTCAACTATTAAGAACTTTAACAAAGAAACAAGTAGATCTACAACATTACGTAAGCCACTTGATTTCTTACCAACGTTCTTAACAAAAACTCCAAAACAAATCGATCAATTTTGGAAAGCAAATATTACAACTAAAACATTCGTACCAAACGGACGAATTAACAAAGATACAATATTATTAAGGATTTTAGACAAATGAAAATAGAAGAACAATTTTTAACAAAGTCTAAATTTACGAAGCTTATCGAAAATACCGTAGCAGATCTCAAGATTCCATATATGGATGCAGTACTGAAGGTTTGTGAAACTAATGATATAGAAGTCGAAGACATTAAAAAATTTATATCACCAGTTATAAAAGATAAGCTTGAAGCCGAAGCGATGGAACTCAATTTCTTACCAAAGAAAAATGCTATTGATTCATCGTTTTTTAACTAGTATATATAGTATTATACTTCAGTCAATATTTCAGTAATAAGGAGACAATACAATGTCATTTGAAACACTTAAACGCAATCGCGGTTCTAATATCAACAAAATCATCAAAGCAGCAGAAGCTACTAATAGTGGTGAAACTAAATCATATGTTGATGATAGAATATGGAAACCAACTGTTGATAAAGCAGGTAATGGTTATGCTGTTATCAGATTCCTTCCTGGTACAGAAGAAAATCTTCCATTCGTAAGATATTGGGATCACGGTTTTAAAGGCCCTACCGGTCAATGGTATATTGAAAACTCATTGACTTCAATTGGTCAACCAGATCCAGTTGGTGAACTTAACTCTAGACTTTGGAATTCAGGTATTGAGTCTGATAAAGATAGAGCAAGAACTCAAAAGAGAAGATTACATTATGTAACTAATATCTATGTAGTTAGTGATCCATCTGCACCTCAAAATGAAGGTAAGGTATTCTTATATAAGTTTGGTAAGAAAATCTTTGATAAGATTTATGATCTTATGAATCCTGCATTCGCAGATGAAACACCAATAGATCCATTTGACTTTTGGGAAGGTGCTGATTTTAAACTTAAGATCAGAAATGTCGAAGGTTATAGAAACTATGACAAATCTGAATTTGCTTCTCCAGCACCATTACTAAGTGCAGATGAAGCTCAGTTAGAAGAAGTTTATAGTAAGTTGCATGATTTATCAGAATTTACTAATCCTAAAAACTACAAATCATATGATGAGCTTAAAGCGAAACTTATGAGAGTGTTAGGTGAACAAGCTACTGCTGGTGCCTATACAGTGAAAGAAGAAATTAAGTTAAATAATCCTGAACCGGCTGTTGAGCCAGTCACTGCAGAAGAAATGAGTAGTGAAGATGAGGATACTTTATCTTATTTCTCTAAACTCGCAAAGCAAGATTAAGTAATAAAAATATTTGATTACAGGTCATTACTAAACTAATGACCTGTAACTATATCCAAATTGATCTTGTAAATCTATAACACCGTATGGATTAGTTACTGATGTATTCGAAACATTTGTATTAGTATTAGAGGTGGTATTATCAGAATTAACTTTGTTTCCAGTAGAAACATTAGTAATGCCCGCGTTGCCAATTCCGGCCATATTGTACATATTGTTTTTTAATCTTTGATTGTAATCATTCTTTGCAAAATTAAGATCTGGATTCTGTATACCAATTGTAGAACTAATATCTTCAAATGTGCCTGTGTCACCGCCTCCACCTTGAGCTTTTTTTCTAACTCTATTAAGTGATGTTAGTAAGTTTTTTTGACTTTCATTCATTTGAGGATTTCCACCCATAAAAAAGTCTGCTAGCATTTCACCAGCAATATTTGGAGCTAATGCGCCTAATACACTCAATACACCACCACCTATAACTGCACCTTTAGGACCAAATGCCAGTCCTCCTAATGCAACGCCTAATCCACCAAGAGCTAGTGAGTTTAGTTCTGTTCCTAATATAGCTCCTAATTTTTCTTTCTTTTCTTTTTCAGATGCACCTGAAGCTAAAACATCTTGAACTTCAGACATTGCAAACACACCACTTAACGCTGCAAGTGGACCAAATCCTTTTAAAAATTTAAGTATTCCTGATTTACCAAATATACGAGGGTATTTTTCTCTTATTTTCTTTTGTGCTTCTTTGAAACCTTTATCTTTTTCTGATATTACAGTATCTTTGCCATCAACACCTACAAGACGACCAGTTTGTTTGTTAACAGTTCCAGGTCTATTTGTTTTATATTGTTGTGTTCGGGCTCGAGAATCATTATCTGTTGGAGTTCCTCTATTTGCTAAACCTTTTATTGCTTTAAATCCCAAATATCCTCCAGTTGCAATTCCAGCAGCACCAGCAAAATCATCAACTCCTAAGTTTCCATCACCGTCAAACATTTTATCTACAGCAAACGTTCCAGCAGCTAACGCAGCTAAAGTAGCCACTAATTTCTTTTTACTAAAAGCAAATTTAGCCAAAAATTTTAAAGCTCTCATAAACTTTCCAGGCATTAGCAAGAACGCAACTGATCCTAGTAAGCCTACAGCAGAACCCCAATTCTTTTTAAACTCTTCACTATCAAAGCCTGATTCTGTAAATCCTTTTATTGCTGTTAATCCTTTTGTTACACTGCCTCCAATAAATTTTACTATGTTATCAAAGCTTGGTAAAAATCCTAAGACAGGCTCAAGATTTTCTGCAAACTTATCCCATTTTTCTTTAGCGTTAACACCAATGTCTTTTAATAGCTTTTTATTTTCATCAGTTGCAAGAAGACCAAGAGCAGTAAATATAGGAATAAATCTTCTACCTAAAAGCATACCTAATCCAGCACCTGTTATACCACGAGAAACTGTATCTTTAAAATCTTTTGGAAAGTCGTCGCCTAATATAGCATCAGCAATTTCATCAGCAAAGCCAATGAGACCTAGTGCAGGCAATCTTCTTAAAAGAGCTTTACCTACATTTGCACCTAATCCTAATAATCCGCCAGCACCAAGTAATCCAGCTGGAGAAAGTTTATCAAGAAAACTTCCACCAGTTTTGCTCTTCGAAGACGATGAAGAAGAACTTTGAGAAAGCATTTTAGTTCGAGCAGCTTTAGCTTCTCTTTCTGCTTCAAGTTCATCTCTTTTTTTCTCTTCGAGATATTTAACAAAGGCCGATATTCCTTTACTTGTC